TGCATTGTAGATCGGACGTCCAGCGTCATTGAATGACATGATGCGTCCCCACATCTGAGGGCTGACGACGATTGCATCTGCGAACTTGAATGTGTTGGAATAAACGCTTACCGCGCCACCCGCTACCCATGTCAAGAATTCTGCAGCTGTGATGTCTGTGCCGATACCTGTTGCGACCTTTGTCGCGCCAGTAATGATCTGTGCTGAGTTATACACGTTCGTAGCTCGTGCATATTGCTGAGTCATAGTTGAGAGAAGCTCTGAGTAGTAGAGCGGATCTGAACGGTCTGCGAGCTCTACTGACATCACAGATGAACCCTTGAATGACTTGACATCAACGTTGATGAACTCTGTCTCGAGTCCCGCTGGTGTTACTGGATCAAGCTCGTCGATCTGTCCCACTGTTGGGAGAGCTGTGACCTTCGGGATTTGAAAAACAAGGCCAGCATTCGGCAAGACGCCATTCGAAATCGAATCGATTGACGCTCTCACTGAATCTGAAAGCCCGTTCACTACTTCGCGAAGCTGACGAGTTGGGATCATTCCTGGTGAATCTGTTGTAGCTGTTGCAGCTGCAACGAATGCACGTGAATCTTCTGATCCGCGCATCGCTGCCACTTTGTGCATCAAGAAAGTCTCTGGTGAGACGATTGGGTTTCGAGTTGCGATGAAATTGACAGGCTTTGCGACTGATGCCGCTGCCTGAACTGACTGAGAAGCTTCGACCGTCTCTGCGGCTGTTGCTTCATTGACGGTGTTTTCCACGACGTCTCCTTCTGTTGATGGTGTGGGTGTAGCTTCTGAGTCTGCGGGTGCTGATTCAGAATCTTCTTCTGGTGCTGTCGTTGCGGCTACGCGTTCAACGCGAGCAGAACTGAAAGCTGGATTATGTGTCAAAGCGACACCGACGAGATCAGCTTTTGAGATGACCATCGTGCCGTCTTCATTGAAACCAAAGTCTGACGCTTCCGCTTCGACTGAAAAGCCGTCACGAAGTCCGTCCATCGCTTCCTGAATCGCATCGGATCCAGCTGTTGTCTTTGAAATCTTGAAAGTGGCATCGATTGACTTTCCATCTGGAGAAAGATTCATCTCCAAAGTTTTTCCAATCGGACGAGCTGAATCATGTTCGAGATTGAGCTTCACACTTGCTGGCTGGATTGATCCAGCTTTGAAAATCACTTTTCCCGTCGAAGCATTGGCAGCGACGTCAAATGCGACGATCTTGCCTGAGATTGTGCGAGCTTCTGAATCGGCAGCTGTGATCGTGAAAGGTGTTGCGATTTTCATTTGATCATTTCCTCTGTTTGACGGATTTCCTCGACTGTCATCGCTGGCTGACCCGTTACTGGATCGACGATTGAATTGAGGATCTTGTAAATGTTCGCTCGTTCAGCTGTTGAACCGCGAAGATAATCGCTGAGATCGTATTTGACCTCTTGCGTGGATGGGACGAAATCTGGCATCGATAATCTTTCGGAAATCGAAGTCATCAGCGGAATCAAAGAGAAATCGACCAAAGTCTGACGCTGTGTCTCTGCGTTGGAGTAAGTCATCGAGGATCCTGTTTCGGCGTCCACGTAATACGCTGGAATTCCGATTGCACGTGCAAGCTCTGTCGCGACGTATGATCTGGCTTGCGCGAGCTGTAATTTTTCGGGATCGAAGCCGATTGTCTTAAGATCGACGTCAGCATTCAAGAAAGCGACCGCACGATTTCTACGAGCTGCGCCAAATGTCTCAAGAAGCTTTGCGATTCGATCAGCTGGGAGAGCTGTTCCCATTGACTTCAAGACCATCGATGGAATTGGCTCGCGGGCGTACATAGCTGCAGCGCGTTCAAGCTCTGCACCCGTGCGAATTGTTTTTCCAGCACGATTCAGCAAGCCTTCATCGTTTCCGTTAAATACGACCAAAGATCCGACGCCAGAAGCTGGGACAGGATTTCCGTCGTAGAGATAGCCCGTGATCTCGGTTGCTGTGCCGTTTGTTTGAATTGTGACGAGGCTAGGTTGAACGCGTTGCACACTTCGGACGCGACCCGTGTCAGCGAATAATTCTGTGACTTGCCAATATGCGTATCCATAGAAAAGCAAATCTTCAAGAGTCCAGACGTATGTCGCCGCGCCATTGACGCGAGGATCTGGCGTACGGATGACGCGTGGCGTCGCTACTTCTTCGCCAGTATCGCGATCCCATACTTCAAGCCCGATCGATGCGATCGATGAGCAAATGATGTTTCTGGCACGAGCTACCGTCGGGACGCTCATCGCTTCTTCGCGTGTTGCTGTGTTGTTGAGTCCGAAGTAGGCCGCACCAGAAAGCGAGTCGAGTGATGTGACGGGTGCAAGAGATGCGCTGACGTCATATGTCAGCTCTGGAGATTTGGTCTCCACTTTCTTGCTTGCAAATATGTCAAGAATTCCCATGCGAGGATTTTCTCGCATCGTTACCCTTAACCGACCATGATGTCAATCTCTGTCTCTGGGCGTGTCGCAAAATGTGTCACGAGAGCTGTGGCCACACTCGCGCAGACCGCAGCTTGAGAAGCTCGACGCCCGATGACCCATCCGCCATCTCCACGACGAAGCTGCACAGCTGAAAGCATTTGAGTCGTCAATTCTTGCTGTTTCCCCGAATGCTTCAATCTTCCAGAGTTGATCGCGCCGAGCATCTCATCGCAAGCTTGAGGATATTCAGCATCCATGTCGTACACGGGAATTCCAGCGGGGACAAGCCTCGAAGCTATCGCTCCAGATGTTCGCTTTGAATAGAGCAGATACTCGATCGGATACTTTCTGCAATATGGAGCCAGATCATTCGCGATCGCTTTGTCATCGAGTTGAATATTGTTTTCCCATGTGTGCAACAGCTTGACCACGAAATTCTCATCCGTGCCGCTGATCTTCTGGGCTCCCACGAGAGCTGCATGCTTTCGATCTGGTGAAGCGTCGATCGCCAGCCATGTCAAAGCTTCTGGATCCAGATCAACAGTTTCATCGATGCAGTTTTGCCATTCGGCAGCTCCCACACAGCTGGAGATCGTCGTGACCCATCTGCACAAGACTTCCGTGAGCACTACGTCGGGCGGATCATTCAGAACAGCTCGAATATTGTCGGGGTGGATGGTGTGGCCGAGTGCTGGATTCGAAGCGATCCAATTCTTTTCATCCGTGATGTCATCTGTGGCAGCTGACCATTCAGCATAGAAGATATCGTCTGCAGATCCCGCCGCAGCTGCGAGCCCACGCTCACGCGCCAAATTCAAAACTACGGAATGAGAATCACCCGCATTCGTGAACGCGTTGATCGAGGGATTTTTCGCGGCCATGAGGGTATAGCGCAAGCTGGCAAAACTTTCGAGATCCTTCATCTCACGGAGCTCGTCCAGATGTACGCTCTCGGGTTTGCTCATTCCACGAGCTGCAGATCCACCAGCTTTGATGACGAAGCGGCATCCGTCGAGAGTTTCGATTTCTTCGGCTCCGTGTTGCCATCGGATACGCTTGACGCGCTTGGCTAGATCATCAGAGCTCTCGATCATATTGACCAGAGATCGGAATTGCTCCAGAGATGTGACCAGTCTATGAGCAGAAGCTACTTGCAACGATTCATTCCAGTGAAAGAGCTTCATAGCTATCAAGGCCAGCATGTACGTCGATTTTCCGTTTTGACGTGCCACACACGTGACCGAGAATGGGTGAGCCCAGCGTCCATCTGGCTTGACTTTCAAGCTGTGTTCGGCGAGCCATTTCTGCCACGGCATGAAGCCCGTTTCAAAGATAGTGTCCGCGAAGTCAATCAATTCCAGCCCGCGAGATGGCAAATCATTGAGTGGCGTGTGGATTCTAGGCGTCGGAGATCCAATTAGCGGAGCTGATGACGGCTCCAAAACCGATAGCAGCCGATTTGAGACGTTTCCAGCCTGAACCCCACCAATCATGACTTGATCATCACTATTCATGACTTTGGCTCACGTTTGCGGGTAAATAACGTTCATGGAGAGTCGGGGTCCTTTTCCT